GCCGGAGAACTTCGTGTTTACGGTGGCAGGGGCTCCACCGTAGCTACCATAAAGGGATTCATTCGTCCATGCAAGAGGAGAAGGAGACATCGGGGGTTGAACAAGGGGGGTGCCGAAGGAAGAATACTGGACAGGACCCTGCTGTCCTCCATAGTCCTGATATCCATACCCTCCGATATCTTGGTCGTATCCCCCATAAGAACCGTAGATTTCGTCTTCATCGGCCATGTCTGCTACCCCCTTCTGTTTCTCTCTATTCTAAGATTTAATTGCTTATCCCGAAGATAGCTGAAAGGCAAATGGAGCAGGTTGGATAACCTATGAAAGCTGACGACATAAAGGAAGCACAAAAACGCTTTGTTTTCAATGAAAAAGAGATATCCGAGCGCAAAAAAGAGACCGACCCAAAAGGATACGCAGTATTTGCATTCAAGCAGGTGTCCGTACCCGGAAATATCAAGCCACGGCGTTTTGCGGATCAGCCATTCCCGGGGAACGTGAAGGGGTCCAGCCCTGAAAATGGCCTCTGTAACTGCTTCGGTTGCAATTACAAAAAGCAAAATATCAGTCATTTGATGATCTCCTTGTATCCACAGCGCCGGCAAATATATGAACCCTTGCGGGCTCCACAGCATGGCTTAATCTTCACGATCTTCTTTTCAAAACAAGCAGGGCACGATACGTCCATTTCTCCATCCACCGTATTCGGGTCGGGATCATACTTGCTTGCTTTCGTCAACCCCAGCGCTTCCGGATCCAGCTTCATTTTCAGGTTCCTTCCTTTTGACTAGTGCATCCTTCCATTGTTCAAGAGTTTTGTCGGAATTGTAGGCGGTGTCGCATCCTCGGGCCGGGCAGAATATTCGTGACTTTACCTTGCTATCGGGGTGGAACTTGAATATCTGAATGAACATGGGTGTTCCACACTCCGGGCACAGGGGTCGTTCATATTCGTCCAGCGGGGAGCCACGCCTTCCGGCATCAATGAGGCTGTTCAGGTAAACCGGCCTATCCTTCTCCGCTAGGACTTGCTGATAAACCTCGAAAGCCACAGAGATGTTTTTCGTCAACCCTGTTTCAATGAAGATTCTTTTTGCCCGTTGCAAGGCAAGAAGTCTGTCCTCAAATTCCTCTTTCGTCAACTGTTTCATTATACTCCTCAGCAGGGGGTGTAACAGCACCCATAGGTTAATTGGTAAGAACCGCGGAAGTCAAGCGTTGCTCCGATTGCAAGCGTGCGGGTGATGCCGTTATGCGTAACGCTGATGCCTGCGGCAATGGCCTCGCAGGTAGGAATTGAAGCATAGCAGGAATCACAATCCGGAAAAGGAACGTTACTCGATCTGCCATCTCCGTAACAACCCCCTCCGGCTTCTGCAAGGGTTGTCCCATCACAGAAATAACAGTCAGATAATACCGTTCGAGAGCACCACCAATTTCCGGGGTTCAGTGTGTCTTCGATGCAATTCTCCGTACAGGTAATATTTGAGATGCAGTACCAATCATTGTCCCACCAATTATGCGAGCGCGGATAGCTCAGATGATTGATCGTGATGATGATGGAATCGGCAACATTTCCATTGCAATAAAGCGTAATCGTTACCGGCCCTTCATCACAGTTGGAATTTGATGTCGGGGCCGTGAAAAGAGCGCTCAGCCCGTCTTCTGCCGGCTCAAGCGTCCCCGTCGTAGAGCCAGCGGTTATGGCCCAAGTATAGGTACAGCTATCTGGGTCAGCATTCGTAATCCCTAAGTTTTGTGCCGTATTGATATCCATAAGAAGGGAAACATAACTAATAGCCGCATCGGCGCATTGGCAGCAATCTTTGCAGCGAGGGACGTTATAGGTTTGTTCGACAACCATGTTTACTGCCAAAGAGTTGTCTGTCGCTGCGCGAGTACGCACAATTGTCAGAACAATTGTCAGGCTGCCTTGATTGTTTTTTTCGCTGGCACTCGCCTTAATCTTCACATTTCCATTGGACAGCAGACTTACCGTAGCCTTGTTTCTATCAGCAGCGGACATCCTTACATTTACAATCCGTCCAGCCGCGCAAATAACATTCGCCGTGACTTCCTTGTTCGGACACCAGCATAGCTGAGTATTGATAACAAACGAGACTTTTTCTTCCTCGCCGCCACCCGGTGGAGGGTCTTTAGGAAACACAGGCCCCGGGGGCCATGGATCGAACGGCGGAGGATTGAAAGGCGGATACGTATATTCGAGATCCTGATAGTCCTTCTTTTCGGGATCGAAGTTCTGGTAATTTTCAGAATAGCGGAAATCGCCTCCCTCAGCATCGGCTTCAAAGGTCGTCTGCTGCTGAGTCATTTCGAGGTATTCTTTGTTCTCCGCATTCTGCGGCTTTTGTCCTGAATCCTTCAGGATTCTATTCCCTTTATATCGGGAATCAACAGCCATTACTTCCTCCCGTCAGCCATCAGAACAAAACCGACATCGTAAAGCACCATAGATTCGTTCAGCGTGGCGTTCCGGAAGCGGAATGACAGGTGCTCCCCCTTCAAGTCCATTCCGATCCGGTTGCGCCGCATGCCATCCGTTGCAACAAGGGCGGTCATGAGAACGCTGCGGGCAGTCTGCTCGATGCCGTTGATATACGGGGTGATCTCCACGGAACCGGATGACTGCACCCGGCAGCGAAGCACCAATTCCAAGAGTTCAACAATGGCATTTTGCGCGGAAACCTCCATCGTGGCATAACTGTCAATCGCGCTCGAAACGTCGGCTGTCCCATAGTTCGTCTGGTAGATAAATCCATCTCCTGCTCCACCGGCAACCTGAATGACAGGAACATCACCGGAATCAGCCTCGATTTCAGCGATGCAGGAAAACGGTTGGGCAAGGGAATCGGTCATCCATGCGGCCGAAGCGATGTCATAAAAAAGAAAAGTGTTCGGCTTTGTGGCCGATGTTCCAGTAACGAGCCCGATGCGCAACCCCTGATGACGGGAATCGTATTCAATCCAATGCGCATTTTCGTACCCGCGGCGGATGCAACTCGAAGATGCAGGATCGAAATAAGGACGAATCTTGTCCTGCGATATTCCGGTTACGGTTTTCCCGTTTGACATGAATACACCTTCCCGGGAAATCCAGAAAGCCAGCGTGCGGGAACCCATAAACCGGGCATCGCCTTCACGATCCTTTTCGTAATAGGGGCAGTCGTCGACCACGACTACGGATTTCGAGCTAAATGTTCCGTAGCGTGACGACAGGAGGAGCTTCCCGAAGTTCTGCGGATTGTAACCCTGAATCATCGTCAAGCACCCTCCATCTTTCCCCTTTTCTTCCTGCCAAACCATGATATCATTGTAGAAGCGCCTGATGGCGACAACCTTGTTTGCCCGTCCATCGCCGACATCGCGGATTGCGAGGTCCGAACCATTGATGGCAAACGGAGCCCCATCGGCCGTAATCAGGACATACCCGGGAACCTTATCAAAGGAATAAACCATCCGGTTCTTCCATGCGCACAGGGCAATGGCCTTGCCGAAATCGTTGAAATCGAAGAACGGAACGCCCTCAATCATGATCACCATGTCGGCACTCATTGTATCGCTGACGGTAAGCTCAAACCAGTATGAGTAATATGACCCTGATTTGAAGATTGACGGCTGCATGGATGGACGCGCAAAGGTAATCCACCCGGACTGCTTCAGCCCCTCTGTACCGTCGGACTTATTTGAAACGGACGTAAAGCTGTCTCCATCCCAATATTTCAAGGTAATAGACGTTGTCGCAGTAGCATTCGGGGTATTGCCCACGTCGATATAGATTGCCTCGACGGGGAACAGGAAATTGAAATAGAGCTTGTCCGAACTGGTCATTTCATCGAGGGTGATTGCCGAGGCAGAATAGAAAGAGGTCGTGCCGGCAGAATCATCCTCAAAATAAGCTTCGATTGCAGCAGAGGGAACGTCATCAAAAACATTGTGAATGCGCAGCATATCGCCCTCGTAGGTAATGGACGAAAGAACAACATCGGAACTCAAATCTCCAGAAGAAAGAGAAATTCTGTACCAATACCCTGTTTTTGCAAACATGTATGTCGGGACAATATCCGTTGGCATGGTAAATGAAACGGTCCCATCTTTGGTAAACGTCGCATCGCCACCGCTTCCGGCGGAAGATGTTACATAGATATTATCAACAAGAAGTATCGACGGGGACCACGTTCCCATTGCAAAATTGGCCGTACCAACGCCCCATCTCAAAAGATCGGCTCCACTGGAAACGGAAGAAGCGTCAATTGAAGTTGTTCCCTGCACGACGGAATTAACAGACCAAGAAAACGACCCGGTAAGGTTCCACGTTATGCTAATGGAATACTTCGTGTCGAGAGAAATGCCGACGGAATCAGAAAAGTTCGTTCCTCCCGGGTTCTGCACTTCGATATTCAGGACATAAACATCGGTATATACATTCTCAACCCACATCGTCATCAGAAGGGCTGTTCCATACTCCTGCATGTCGAAAATAACAAGATTGCCGCCACCGGGAATGTTGTCGAAGCGATCTAGGTATATATCGAAGGAAATAGAAAGCGATGCTCTGGCGGAAAGCATATCCCCAACAAGAATGGCTGTATCATCCGCATCTCCATCGGCGGAAGAAAGCTTCTCGCAATAAATTGATCCAAACGGAGTCCCACTTTCGGTATGGCTTGCAGAACCATGACCGGACGTCTCTTCTGAAAAGAGAACACCGAGAGATCCGTCCTCAAAGTCTTCATTGAGCACGATTGTCGGAGAAGGCTCAACGGATCCTTTTGTTCCATCAACAAGATCAGAAACCTCACTCCACATTCCATTACCATTGCAGTAATGAAGCTGAAGGGAAGAAACAGTATCATTTACCTTTCCAGAAACAAACGCAAGGTTAAAAGCGCTTGCCGGCGTAACGGTCATAACGTAACAAGCATCGTAATCGGTGGTCAGATCGCCGAGAGAACTCAGATCGGCACCTGTCGTAGCGTCGCCATCCGTTACTTCCGTCGAATAGTCATACCCCTTTTGCGGCATCATTCTATGAACAGCGGTATCCCTCACGACAACAAAACGAGAAACGGGAGAATTAGTCCCCGGGTAGGAAAGCGGAGCCCCGGTTCCATCGGCGCAGATCAGAATATCATCAAACATAGCCCAACTTGCGGGAACGAGGCCGCTTGTCCCTGAAGAAAATAGATCAGAACCAAAGTCGCCAGTCGTTATTGTCGGCGGGTTATTCGTGGCAAGCTGAATGTCTCCATCCGACCATTGCGCCAAGAACTTCCGCTGAGAGGATTTTCCTTTCGACATCATGTAAATGGACAGAGGCGTGCCGGATGCCTTTCCCGCCGTCGTGTGAAGCTTCCGGCACCCCTTACGGGTTTCAAAGCCGGGGCGGAGTGGACGCATATTCTGGATTGCAGAAAAGCCTCCCAAGGGAAGCTGGTAACGGTCGCGGGTGATATCAATGCCGCCGTAAAACGGAATATAGCCGGCCGATTGAACAATCCCTAGGTTTTCAAGGTTCCCGGCTTCCGAAGTCGCAACCGAGGAAAGCATGTCCTGCGCAGAAATGCTCGTGGAGACAATCGGGTCGTCACGTTCGGTATCCGCGGCCTGCGATTTCGTCAATCTCCTTGCCTGCTTCTTTGCCATCGGCTACTCCTTGAAGGGGGATGCTGAAGGAATTTCGGTTTCATCGAGAGCTTCAATGCTTTCATCGGGGAAAGTAAGAGACATGGCGTCACGAAGCTCTTGCAGGTAAAGATTGAAAAACTGCGCAGCCATTGCCGCAAATGGGGTTTTAAGAAGCCAGCGCACCATACAATAAAAGAAGATAATTTCGCGGAACTGCGGAAGAATAAGCGGGATTTCATAATCGGATGTCATAGCCGGAGCTTGATCCGCGAGGTAGAGGGTAAGCGAATAAGTCCCGTCGGGAAGGGGTTCAACTCCGATCTGCGACTTGTCGTCAAACCATTGATGCGGTGTCGTTTCTCCGGTCTGTTCCCAGCCAATCTGTGTCTCGCGAATCTGCGGGATTCCGACATTATTGTAAACAACGTGCAATACCTTGATGCCGGTATAACTGACAAACCGTTGGCCGTTGCTCGTCGAAACCGAGTCGATGTCCCTGTCGCACAAGGCCCGGACGCAAATGTCGGCAACCGCATCATCAATCCATTGATTCAGGTCAGCCGCAGAAACAAACCCTTCATCGACGGTTTCCCTGTCCGAAGTGCTGAAGATGATTTCTTTCAGGTCTTCACGAATGCGCTTGCGGGTATGAGGATGCGCGGTAAGATCGAGATAGCTGATCGTTCCCGACAGAGCAGTGCCTCCTGTACCTGTCGATTTCCCGGACGCCGCATAGAGATATCGGAAATCGGTTTTCTTTGTCAGGGAAACGGACGTGGAACCGATCAAATCGGTCATCTGCCTGTTGCTGTAGACGTATAGGTAGAACGTTCCGTAGGTTCCGACATTTTCATCCCGTGCAAGGCGGACAAAGTATTCCACGTCAAGAGAGAGCCCTGCGACAGTTTCCGAAGAAACCGCTCCGCTATTCGATTCTGCCAGTGTAAGAGTCCCGTTATCCCAAGCGAGCCAGAGAGCATCACCATTTGCAGCAACCAGCGCCGGTATAGCACCAACCCCATTTGCATAGGCAGCAAGATAGATGCTTTCTGCTCCTGTGCCCAGCGTAAATTTGAACCGGAAGAAGCTCTCGAAATCGGCAGAGAAGTAGGCATCTCCGAAATCCTTGTAGACATAGCAAACCTCGTCGTCATCAAGATTGGAAATCGTAATGACATTTTGTGCAACGGAAATGCGTGAAGCTCCGTCTACTTCCGTAAATGAGGTGTAGTCCTGAAAGGCCATTATTTCACCCTTGCCTTTCTTTTCTGAACAGCATCCATACCGGCCCGCGAATCAGGCATATTCATGTTGATCCAGAAGCGCTGCGCGACAGATGCCCGGTATTGGGAATACAGGGACAAAGCCGTTCCGTAACGCTTCTGCATGAGCGCCGCCATAAACAGGCCATAAGTGACAATCAGGTCATGGGTTTCTGCCGGTATCGTGGGGGTGTCTGTCAGGGCCGTCATTTCCGTTTCCGGAAAGTCAGCGATGTAGGCGTTCACGTTGTAAGACGTGGTTCCCGGGAGAGGTTCGATGCCGACAACGGAACCCCAAGCAAACCAACCCTTCGGTTCCGATCCTTCTGTGCGCATGCGCCCGATATGCTTCGGAAGAATTCGCAGCATAGCACGGGGAGAACCGGACGCCGGAACGTACTCGACTGCATTGACGTAGAAACCTGAGAAGTAATAGTGCCGGGATCCGTCGGTCGTGGAAATCGCGTCGCATGATTTCAGGCACCCGGACTTGAAGGCGATGTCGCGCTCGGCCCTGTTCACCCATTTCAGAACTCTGGAATCAGGGAAGAACCGGGTTGAATTCAACATATTTTTCAGGGTTGTTCCCGGCTGCATGGGAAACTCCTAGATAAAGGCGCTGTTTACCCGGGCAACCCGGGGGCGTACCGCCTGTTTGTATCGGAGAGAACTGCGCTTCACGTCGTCAATCAGCTTTCTGAACATGATTTCAAACCGATCAGAGGCTTTCGGGTCGTATGTCGCATCACCGCGCTTCAGGTACGCCCGTGCGAGAATTCCATCGACAAGCCGTTCGTGCCACGGAGCCCACACTTCGATTGTGTTTGAGGAAAGATTGGCCGTGCTGAAATCGGTTGCGATGGAGCGGGTGCAGGTCAGGACAAGGGTGCCGTCGGCGACGGGGCAGGGATAAAGAGAAATGTATCCCCACTTCCAGTCAACGCAGTAGAGGGTCGGGGTCGCCCTGTCCGCCGATGCTGTCGATCTCCACCCGGGACCGTAGGCATCGTTGAGTTCCCCCTTCGAGGTTTTTGTCAGATAGGATTCTTCACCGCTGATCTGCGCCGATTCAACGGTCCATATCCGGGTATCGAGCGCATAGTCGATTGTTCCGGCAACGACGGAAATGTTGACAACGGCCGTTGTCGAAGGGTCGATGATGTGGTCAACCTCGAAGGTCAGGCGTTTCAGGGCATCGTTAAAATAGTCGATCAACTCCGTCGTCTTCCACTTGTAGGGCTCAACCTCGTCGTTGAGCATGAGTCTGGCCTTTGCGATCACCTGCGTTCCTGTAGCCATGACAACCTCCGGGGTAAGGGTGAGGGGGGGTCCAGCGGTAGACCCCCCTCCGGGTGAAGGAGCGAACACCCGTTATTTAATCCGTTCAGCGGGTACTCCGGCCCACGTTTCGCCGCACGGGATGCTCTTCGTGATGACGCTCCCCGCCCCAACGAGAGCCTGCTCGCCAATCACGACCCCACAAACAACAGTCACTCCGGCCCCCAAGCGGGCACCGCGCTTCACATACGTCTTCTGCCACTCCGAACGATCCGACGGAGGATATCGGTCATTGGTGAACGTGCATCGGGGTCCGATCCATGCTCCTTCTTCAATCGTGACGCCTTCCGGGATGAAGCACATGGCCCCGATCCGCACTCCATCACCTATTTTCACGTTCGGGCCGATCTCCGTGAAGGCCCCGATTGAAACATTACGGCCGATCTTGGCCGTCGGATACACGTTGCTGGGGGACCACGCTTTCGATCCATTTAATGTGATCATTAATTTCTTTTTCAATCGGCTGAACCACCGGCTTAACATCGACCTTCACCCCCTTTGGCGTTGATTCATCCAGCACTCTTTCATACAGACCGATCATGAGTCTTGCCGTAACGTCGATGTCTGCCACTTCCTGCTTGTCTGCTCGGGGTTCGACGTTTCCCTTGAGAATTTCTGTCAGCACCTCAGCGCCACGCCTCTGGTCGCCTTCGGGTATCCAGAAATCGGAATAGGGGTTCCCGGCCCACGAAATCGTTTTGCAGCCGCAGGCATTCGCTTCTAGGCAGATTCTATTGAAGTCCCCATAGCGAACGAGCCCACAGTAGAAGTCCACCGAGTTAAACACGTTCCGGAGCTCTTCGTGACTAAACTTGCGGGCAGAGATGTAGCTGTAAAATGATGCGCCGTTTCGATTCACCAACGGAAAGAACCAGCGGTGAACGTCTTGAGGCAGGTAGGTGGCATGTAGCCGGGCGGAACTGATCTTCTCCGTCACCCACGGCCACATGATGAAAAGATCAAGTGGCCACTTCATCCAATAAGCGTTCTCCGCCGTAAAAACGGAGGGGGTCCCCACATATTTCCCGAGGCTCGGGATTTTCTTCCAGAATGTCTTGTCGATTCCGAGAGGGAAGCATTCAATAATGCTTCGCTTGTCCATCATGGACTTCAGGATCGCATGGTGCCGGGGCCAGAACGTAACCATGGCGTCGGCATGCTGCATCCAGTACTGCATGAGCATGAACGAATCACCGTGCCCGTATCGCCCTTTTCGTCCGTCCTCGACCGCTGTCGAGAAGATAACCTCCGGGGTGGCGTGGCCGACCCAGACAACTTTCACGTTGGGCCTCTGCCTCCACACTTCGTCCGGAAGGAACGTATGCCCGACGTGAATGTCAGCGAAAATATGCTCGATGTAATCCTTAGAGTCAGTCCAAGCGAGCCGGGAGTCGATACCGAGACGTTTTTCGGCCTCGCATATCGACTCCGCAGCCCGGTGCATCCCGCTGGTATTTCCCCATGTCCAATGAACTACCTTCATTTGCACGCTCCTTGAAGGTCTATAAGTTGTAGTTACGCATATGACGCGACCTTCGATTCGAGGATCGAAATACGAAGATCGCCGGAAGTCACTTCGCTCTGCAAGGTGCTTTCGTCAGCGCCCCGGTCAGAAATTTCCGAATCCACGGTCGAGAGCAACTGGCTGTCGCCAGCAGCCCGGGCAGTACTCTCAGAAGTGAGGCTCGACTGAAGAACGCTTTCGTCGATGGCACGATCGCTGATCTCTGACGTAAGCTGAGAAACAATCACGCTTTCGTCGATGGCGCGGTCGCTGATCTCCGAATCGAGCTTGCTGTTCTGGACCGATTCGCTCGTTGCGTCGGACGTGATCTGCGACTGAAGCACCGATTCGTCGGAGGCCCGGTCGGTATTGATGGACGTAATAATCGAGGTCAGTTCGGAAACCTCAGCAGCCACCGAGCCCGCCGTCATGTTTTGGATGAACGAACAGGACGTGTTCGTTCCATCGTTGGTATAGAACCCGGTCGTTCCGGTTTCAACGTTGGTGTCGATGAAGATGCACCCCTTCGCGTACCCGGAACTCCCATCCGTGGGTTTGGTGGTGCCCGTGCAAATCAGGACATCACCTACCTCATCGCGCATCTTGACGTTGACAGTGATTCCGTTGATGACCGTCGAAATGCCCGCAGCACGAATCTGTCCTACAATGAAGTCTTCTCTGCTCATGTTTTGTCCTTTCCCCTCCGCCTAGAGTCCGCTCTTGAGGGGTAGAGATTTAAGGGGAGGGGGCCAAGGACGATTCCAAGGACCCCCGTCCCCGGGTTTAGAGGCTACGCAGAGAACGTAGCCAGCACGAAAACATCACAAACGAACGTGGTGATGGTTGCCTCGGTCGCGAGAACAAGATCGAGGGTATCGGCAGAAGCGTAGAACTTCCCGCCATAGGCCGCATAGGCTTCGCTTCCGGCAGGACCAGCATAGGTTCCGGCAGCAGCATTGAAATCCTGCGTTGCCACGAAACCGGCGGTCTGCGAACCGTCGCCCCACGTCCCAGCACAGATCGCACCTTCAGGGGTGACCATCTTCGTCCAGACGGCATGAATGAACGTGCCAGCCGGAATGTCGAGAACCTGAAGAACGTCGGAGCTTGACCCATCAAAAGCGGCCACTCCCTTCTTTGCGATCCATTCAGGAATCGACAGGCGGAACTTCATCAGAACGGTCCCGGGAACATCCAGCGCCGCACGGGCAACGTTGGACTGTTTCCCGTCAAGCCCGCTCGTAAGATCATAAGTCGTTGCGCCCATATTTCATTTCTCCTTTTCAGGTTTATTCCATTAGCAAGCAGGAATTACTTGCGGCAGTAGAGGGTTCCCATCAGAGTGGGCTGAAGGACCTCGAAGCCGTAGACGTTCAGGCCGCGCACGATGTCCGCGAAGGTATCCGAAGACCGAAGCTGTTCCGTCTTCGTGATCTGCGACGCAAAGGTCAGGGCCTTCTTGTGACCGAACTGGACGTAATAGCACAGAACCGTATCCGTCACCGAGTAGACCTGATTGGACAGGTACAGGGTGAAACGGTCGATCATGCCAAGACGCCCGTTACGAAGAACGCTCTGCCCGTCACCGGTCATCGAAGCATCCTTCAGATCGGACTTCTTGAGAAGGTTTGCGATCCACGCGGGAATCACCATCCAGCGGTCGGTTGCCGGAACGTCGTACTCATCGAGGACGGTGCCGCAATCAACGATATAGTCGATGATGTTTGCCTTCGTGAGTTGGACCGGCGAGCCGGACGTTCCGAGGTTGAAGCTACCGGAACGATAGCCGGCGGTCGTCCCCTTGTTGTAGGAACTGGCGGAGTTGTAGATCGTTGACCAGACGTGATAGTCGATAGCGATCTTCATCTGCATGCCGGCGTCATCGGACCACTTGTCCATCAGAGCAATGTCGCTCTGGTAGGCGTCGATGTCGTCGCACTCGAACCCGAAATACTTGCCGTAATCAATGGTCAGATCGACGGCGGCGGATTCGGGATTCTCATAAGTGAGCTTCTGGCCTTTGACATAATCCTTGATCGTGATCGTGGGAACCGTGCGGATGATGACCTTGTCACCAACCTTCTTGATCTCCCCTTCGTAGTCGGTATTTGCGATCTCCGAGTAGACGGTCGCCGTGTAGAACTTGTCGAGAAGCTTGCCCGACCAAATTTCGGGAATAAACTTGCTCGTTCCGGCGGACGTGTAGTCGGGATGTCCTGCTGCTCTTCCAACGCTCATGATGTTTCTCCTTTATGCGGTTGAAGTGTTTATCGCACTTCACCCCGAGAAACCGCAAGATTGATTCGTCGCTCGATTGCCGCCGCTTCCTCCGGGCTGTACTTTCCACGGGTTTTGTCGCGGTAAAAATCGGCAATGTATTTACGAGAGATGAATTCACCCGATGGTTTCTGCTGCTTCGGCGGTGCGCCGCTGCGGCCTGATGCGGGGTGAATATCCATATTCGCCGATGCCTCATCCGCTTTCTGCTGTCCGCCCGGAAGGGTTGAGCTTGGGGCCTGTTCCTTGAACTTCAGGAAGAATCCGGCGGCCCGCTTCGCATCAAGGGCATCGTATGCTGACTTAAGAAGGACCCTTCGCGTCTGTCCGACCAAAGGCTCGACCTCGTTCAGCCACGCAAGCCACTCAGGGCGCACGTTGATCTGTTCCCAGTCGGGCACCTTCTTGTCAAGATAGTCGAAAAAGTCCGCTTTTTTGTTTGCTCCGATATCCTGCTTGATCTGCCGAACATCATTCTCGATCTGAGGCTTGAAAGACCCGACGGTTTTTTCGACCGTGGAATCGAGAAGCGCCTTAACACCATGATAAATTTCAGGATACTGCTCCTGCAAGATCTTCAGTTCTGGCGAGTCTGCCGCCGGGGCGCTCGCAGGTGCCGAAGGAGGTGTCATGGCCGCAAGGGTTGCTTGCATGTTCTCGATGTCCATGAGGGCCTTCGCAAGCTGCGCTTCGAGCGCTGCATTTTTGGCAGTCAACACAGGAACTTCAGCGTTGAACTTTCCTTGAAGCGTGAGGTATCGCTGCTTCCATGTCTCCACCGATTCTTCCACGGGCGGGACAGGCACCGGCTGCGCAGGGGTTTCAACCGGTTGCGCCACCGTTTCGGGTTCCTCCGGGGAAGCAATTTCCGCTTCCGGTTCGGGAACGTCCGAGGGTGTTGCGGCCTCATTCTTCTGGCGAATCAATTCTTCCTGAATCTTTTTCGCCCTTTCTCCTGCCTCTTTTGCTTTTCTCATAACAAGCTCCTTTCAGGTGTCCCCGGGGCTTCCGTATCCCGAGGGCCTTGCTTATGTTCAGCCGAATGGCTGTGATTTCACTTTGCCCGTTTCACTCCCACCTTCGCTTCGTAGGTTCTCATGCCGGCAAGGCCAAGCATACCAAACAGGAGATTGACGAGTAGGGTTGCATCAATCTCTGGCGGGACTTCGAGCCCCTTGATTTTTGAAAACCAACAAATAAAAGGATAAAGAAGAAACGTATAACCAAACCCGACAACACAAACCCAACCAGCAGCAGGCCGCCAACCAGATACAAACAGGTTTGGGTTTGACGCCTCTGCCTGATTGATCGCCGTCTGTGCAGAGAGATAGGCATTCTCAATCTCCAAAATCTTCATTTCGATTTCGGCCTTTTTCGCCGGGTCGAGGATTGCCTCGCCCGTAATGGCCTCACGGATGTCTTTTGCCAGTTTCCCGATGCCGGAAAGAACTGAGCCGACATCCACGTTTACCGCTGAGATATTCGGTCCGGGCATGATCTACTCCTTCGACTTGAGCCACATAATGACGGCCGAGGCAATGCCCCCGACAACGAGAACAAGAACCAGCATCGCCGCCGGACCTCCCCACATGATAATGGATAATGCCGTTTCGTTCATCTTACTTGACGCGCTTCAGTCTGGGGTTTGCCCGTTTTGC